CCATTCCCAGGCGTCTCCATCATCGAATTCACCCTGGGCAACTAGGGTGCGCCGGAGCTTTCTTTGTTTCTCCAAGATCGTGGAAAGCGCGGAAATCACTGGTTCAGGCAGCGGCCCTTCAAAAGGAGGGTCAAAATAAATATCTCCGCTGGTTCGTAGGATTGGATAACTCAGCATGTTAGTCCCGGCCTTGACCACAAAGATTCTGTTATACGGGGTAATCCACAGTTCAAATCCATCCAAGGTTTGAAACTTTACATTGTAGAGGCTGGGTCTCTCATGTCGTCGAAGTTTTTGCATAGTGTTAATCCTCTGACCGCTTTGATATTTTGCACGCTGCAATGCAGACCACTGTGGCCAGAATTGACAGGATGCCAAGACAGATCAAAACAATTTTCATATGGTGTTAGTTCAGTATGGGGTGATCGCACTGAGGCCAGGGCGGCAGCGGTTTTTTAATTAGCGCGGTCGGCTTCGGCTCTGGCACAAATGTGGCTTGCTGGCCGGTCTTGAGCAGCATCGCCTCAATCGTCTTGCCCTGCTCGTGCAGGTTCGCCAGCCGAAACTCAGCCTCTTCCTTGGTGATCTCGCGCACCAAATCCTTGGGCAGATACAGGAATTGTTCACCCTGCACTGATGTCAACCAAACATGGTCGTCGCCAGCATCGACCAGCGTGCCGCCAAGGGTGAGGGTCTCGCACCCGTCAATCGTGATGATGTGGTATTTTACAGTCATAATAGTGTTATTTCTCCGTGCGAGGTTCCTACGGATGGTGCTGGGCCGGGTCGTGGCTGCCACCGCAGATTTCACAGACGTTTGAGAGATCATAAACGCCGGTCTTAGGGTCAGGCTGCCCGAATGCGGGCTTCGGCTCGAAGCAGCCCGGTATCGGTGTCGAGGCGAGATCGACCCCTATAGACTTGGCGTAGCACCGAATAACCGCGCGAGTCGCCGGGTTTTGGCTTGCCTCCGATGCAACCCGGAGCAGCGCGGCCTTATTCTCTTGGGCGATGCGCTCGTTCGATTCATCGACCCCTATATGCACTCTATTCGCCTGCGTTATCAGGCGCAGCCACGCGCCAGAAGTTCCAGTAATCAGTTTTCCTACGAGATTATCATTCTCGTAGAGATCGCCAGTTGAGGCGTCAACGCTGAATTTTGATGTTTTCATAGATGTTTTTACTTTTTTACCCAATAATGAATGTTGCCTGCGTGTCCCCGGCTGAATGCGACTTGGCTAGTCCCTTCAAGCGCGCGCTGGATTTGCGGAAGAGTGCTGGCGTCGCGGGTCGTGCCCCGCATTGTCCAGCCCTCGCGCGTCATTTGCGCCACGCTGGCCAGTTCCCGGATTTCGATTTTGGTGGATTTTTTCATTGGCCCTGCGCTTTCTTCTGCTCGCGACAAATTGGCGCGAGAGCTATCGCGAGAGCGGCCTTTATATTGGCAGCCGATTTCCGTTGTATCCTCTTTGCCCGCACGGAACTGGTAAGATAACCATTGACTGCTTTCTTCTGGCACTCGCGCTTCACGTCGGCAGCCGCGTCTGTGTTGAACTGCCCGGCCTGGGCTGCTTCCTTTTCAGCGTTTGCCTTTTGACGGCGCGCCTTTTCCGCAGCAGCCCGATTTATCAGATACATTGTATAAGTTGTATGCATAATGTTTTTCTTTCTTGATTGACTCAAACTTGCGTTCTCTGCTCGCGCCTCCACCGGCGCACCATGCGAATCCCATAAGCATCGCAGTCCCGTTCGCTGAACTGGCCTCTGGCTCCCCAAACTCGATGACCACGCGAAATCTTGGCCTGCCACAAGTGCCGCAATTCATGGGCGATCAGCGTAACCAAATCCTCGTGCGGTGTAAACTGACGCGTGCCCAAATAGCCTTCCTTTTTGCGTTCGATGTAAACAGTCGGCTTGGTGTAGCGCGTTGTCGGCAGCACTCCATGCTTAATATAAATCACAATATACGGCACGTCATTTGCATCTTTTCCCTTTGAGCGCATCGCCCGCTCGTGGCGGTAGTATCCTTGAATCCAGGCCCTGCCGTGAAACCATCCGCTGTTTTTGAATGCTATATCGAAGCCCGCGACATTCGATGGCTTGCAGAAACCGATGATGTCGCGGAGCACCGAGTCCGGCCATTTGGTGGAGTTAAGAATTCTCATAATCTATCCATAAAGCAAGTTGCGTGGGCTTCGGTGCAAGTGGAGTTTAGCAACCCTTTTCCCGATGCTCTCTCACTGCCGCGTCTGCATACGCGTAAAAATACCGGAAGCCCGCGCCATTGCCGGGGTCTCCGTCGATTACGGTCTCGCCGCATGTGTCACAGATCAGCGCGCACCGGTTGCCATAACCGTCACGTCTGCTTCTTTTTTTCTTCCAAGTGAATCCAGTAGAATTCATATTTTTTTCTTTCGTTCTTCTCTCACTCTGCGCTCTCTATCTGCCTGCAATCTATCAGAGTATCGGCAGGGCGTCAATGGATTTGAAGCAAAAGAATCTGGATTTATTTTGCCTGTTTTGAGGACTTTGGCACGGCGAATGCTGTAACAAAAAGTAGCTAGTTTTTGTTTCACCGCGCGTTGAAACCAGGCAGATAGATAAAGCCCGGCTTGATCTTCCGTGGGATTCTCAATCCGGGCAGTGAAGGGCCGCTGTGTGGCCTGCGGGACTGGTAAGCCCCGCCATTTAAGTTAATGTGCGCCGCCTGTGCGCGCGGAGGGCCGCAAGCCGGTGTCCAGGGCCTTGGGGCCGCGCGGGTCTCGAAACGGGCATGTCATATCGGTTGGAGCGTCAGGCAGCCCCAGGGCGTGCGTTTCGCGCCGGGCTTGGGCTTCCTGATGAGCCACGGCATCGGCACCCACAGCACTGGCGTCACCCCCAGGCCGTGCAATGGCTGCCGCAGCCTGTTCTTGGGCGAATTTGCGCGCCTTCGCATCAGCCAGTTTATTGGCCCGTCTGATTTCACTTAATCCATACATATTCAGGAGTGTAACAGAAGCCCCGTTACGGTGCAAGTGTATTTTACATTTAGGCGTCTGAATGTAAAGTCTGCTTTCGCAAGGCCCGTAAGGCACGATCTGTGTTGCGCCGCGCGCGCCGAATGGCCGAGGTATGCCGGGCTGCGAGGATGGAGAGCCGTTTGATCTGCTCCAATAAAGAGCAGTCTTGTAAAGACTTATTAATTCTTTTCATAAGATTACAATACTACAAGTTTAGCAGACCAGGCGGAGCTTGTCAAATGCTATTGTGTTGACTCCGGCCCGGTCGGCACTGCCAGAAGCAGGAGACAAACCGAGCATATCAGTAAGCTTATCATAAGGATTAGACTCCGTCAGCGGCAGCGTCAGCGGCGCAAGCCTGGGCGGTCGAGGCAGCCGTGGCAGCCGATTGAGCCGCAGATGTGGCGGCATTGACCGCGATTAAAGCCTGGGCCTGGGCGTTTACCGCATCCATCGCGGCGGCATATACACCCGCGCTGGTCGCGGCGTTTGAGGCGGTCGTGGCAGAAGCTGCGGCTGCTTCATTCGCCGACGCGCAGACAGCGGCGGCAGCGTTGCAAGAATACTGGTGAGTGTGGCCCGCGTCAGCGGCGGCAGCCAGGACAGCGACAGCGTTTGCCGTCGAGGCGCTGGCCGAGGCAGCCACAGCACTGGCGGCAGCACCGAGGGCTGCCGCGTAACTGGCGTAAGCACTCGCGCATCCGCAGGAAGTCGCGGCAGCGGCACTCGCGGCGGCAGCGGCAGCCGATACGGAGGAAGCAGCAGCACTCGTGGCGGCAGCGGCAGCCGAGGCGGCATTAGTTGCATTAGTGGCGGCAGCCTGGGCGGCAACTTGCGCGGCAGTGGCGGCAGCGGCGGCAGCGGCGGCAGCGGCGGTAGCGGCGGCAGCGGCGGCAAATGAAATGATGATATCCGTTTGTGTCTGAGCCAGAAGCAACGCTTCAAGCGCCACAGAGTCAGCAGATTGACCGGCTAACGCGGCGGCAACGAGTGCTGACTCTGGTAAAGAGGGTGTGGATAGAGCCATATTAAATCTTTCTATGAGACGCCAACCTCATAAAACGGATTCTTGCCATAAGGTGTTTCAACCGCAGAGACTTGCGTGGAAAACAGAGTCCCAGTCTGTTGATAGTCCTGGTTAGTGGTGGTGATTACACCAGCGGCAGCGGCGGCAACCAGGACAGCCTGGGGCAGCGGTGCCGGTGGATACGGCGATGAATTAGGGTCAATGAGAGCCATATAATCAGCATAGCCGATTCCCTCCCAAACCGATATCAGGTGAACACCGTATATGCATCCCTCTATTTTGAAATTATCTTTACTCCATTGCGCCGATCTGCTACGCTGATAATAATATGAATCCAATGCCAAATTGGCCCGCGATGTTTGTGGCTTACTCCCACGGCACGCCACTTGAGGAAATTAGCGCCGTCTATGGTGTCACCGTATCGACGCTTAACCAGCACATAGCGTGGGAGAAATGGGCGAAGCTCCGCGACACCATGCCGGTCAGCGAGATTACGGGTGAGGCGCTGGTCAAGCCATTGGATGCCGTGCAGAAACTGGCGTTGATTCAACAGAACCGGCTGGAAAATCTCGAAGGCTGGAAAAAACTACGGGCCGAGGCGCTGAACATCATTGACCAGTTGCGCGCGAAGAAGCTGAAATTTGAGAAGGTGTTCAATGGCAAGGTGGGCATTGTGCGGGCCGAGGTTGAGCCGAGCACCGGCGACTTGGTGAACATTGCAACGTTTTTGCAGACGGTGGCCGCTGGCACTTACCGCGCGCTGGGCGACGTTGAGCCAGGCAGCAGACAAGGCCAGGATGGCCCGGCAGGCAGCGGTGCGTCAGCCCCTGGGATTACGATCATTCTGCCTGCCTGCATTTCCAAGGCGCGCGAGATTTCGCCAGCCGAGATCATCGACTTGCGGCCCGATGCTGTCCAGACCATACCGCCAGGTCAGCCTCCGCCAACCCCATGAGCGCCAAGCTAAAAAAGATCAGGGGAGGCCAGGGCGGCAAGCGTGGTCATTCCAACATGACACACTGGACTGGGACGGAAGAGATTAAGAACCGCGCGCGCGTGCAGCAGCGGGCCGAGGCGAAGCGTCAAGTCCGCGAGGCCCTCTTACGGTAAGCCGATGCCGAATCATGCCGAATCATGCCGAATCATGCCGAATCATGCCGAATCATGCCTAATCGTCAGCTTATCACAATAGCGTAGATAGTTCTACCCAGTGGAACTATCTATGCCATATGCTGTATAGTTCGTATCTATATGCTGTATAGCTCATATCTGTATGCTGTATAGCTCATATCTGTATGCTGTATAGAGCATATCTATATGCTGTATAGCTCGTAATATAACGAAATATTTTTAAGCCTAATCGACCGATGACCTGGCGGAGCACCGCGAAAAGGCCGTTTTGGGGCACTCGCATTCCCATCAACTGGCCCCCGGCTCGCCGCTCCGCCAGGTCACCGAAAAGTCATAAATGCCTGATGCTGAGGGCTTTAGCTCCAACGGAATACAACTTACATTGTGCGAATAGCATTGACTATCAAGCACTTACGAGGCAAGGTCTTGGCGGAGCGCCGGAGGGCCGAGGGAGACCAGTCTCGCGCGGTCGAGGGCGATCGTCATCGTAAGTGCTTGATAATCAACGGCTATCTCGACTTTGGGCTGTTTGGTTCCATCCGGGGGTGGTAAATCTGGCGGGGAGTCACACGCCCACAAAGACAGCCACCCCACCCCCGGCTCAGAAATTCAGAAATGGGTTCCCATAACCCCACCCCTGGCCCCCGGTTCAATTTTTAGGCGGGGTAGGCCCCAGGTGAGCTTATTCGCGTGATTTTCACGCAAACAGATCGTTTTATGCAAAAACGCCCGGAGCTTCGCCGGGAAACTAGGGGAAGAGCTTTATATAAATCACTCCTTACTTATTTTACTTTATAAAGTTAATTAAGTAATAATAAATCATATACCTCTTCCCCCTTTTTCCCGCCTAGTATTGACAGGTTTTCTGTCATTTTGCGTGATTTTCACGCGGCGCTTAGCTGGCTTTTCTGTAATCCACAATTTACGGTCTTGACAAAAGATTAGAGAAATCGTAAACTGGTTCCATATGAATGAAGAAAACTTGGTTGGTTTAATCCCTGGCGGCGCTGATGCCTTAGCGGCACTTCCGCCCGTCGAGATAAAATGCAAGAATTGTGGGGAGTCTCATCTGGAAAATGAGGCGTGCAGGCCCGATGATTATTATAGCCCTACGCCTCCGCCCGTGAGCCGGGCTGATCGAATTAAGGCACTTGAGGCGGCAGCCGAGGCGGCAGAAGCAGCGGCACTCGCGGCGAGACAGGCAGCGCTTGACGCGCTCTCGGTTGAGGATTCGCTTGCGGAAGCGAAGGCTGCAATGGCTTGGGACGAAAAAACCGGCTGGCCTATGCCTACCGCCGAGGATGAGGCTTACGCGGCGAGTGTTGGCGGGAAAGCAGCGGTCATCATCAAAGGCAAAGTCATTGCCCGGATGCGCACTCCCCGGCTCATTCGATTGGAGAGAATTGCTAAAGGACTGCCTCCGCTGCCTGTTGAACAATATGAGACTTCTCCTGTTGAAACTCCGACACGGTCAGGGCCTCCTGGAAGAAAAATTATTATTGTGGAATTTCACGAAGACTACGAAGGGGGCTTGAGGGGTGCGGATGTTAACACTTTTGAATCCGCTGCCGAGGCTGCCCGGCTGCTTGGTGTAACTCCGCCCGCGCTGTCTCAGGCGTTTAAAAAAGCCAACGGAGCGCCGGTTAGGATTCGGGGAGTGACATTACAGTATCTTGATCTCCACATCGCGGACGACAAAAATTTTAAAGGAGAATAAACATGAATAACAACTACAAAAACAAAAGAGTCCTGATTACCGGCGCAAGCGGGTTCAAGGGAAAGTGGCTGACTAAAATACTCGTCCGCGCGGGCGCAACCGTTTATGATTACAGGTTTGATATTCTGGATGCCAGAAGTATTGTCCGGCATGTGGATTCGGTTAAACCGGATATTGCGTTCCATCTGGCGGCGGTATCCAGCCCTGCGATTGCCGACAGGGATAAAGATTACGCTTTTGCCGTCAATTTTTACGGGACTAGCAACGTGGTGTGGGCCTGTGTCAGTGCCGGATGCCCTGTTGTATGCGCATCCAGCGATCAGGTGTATTTCAACGATGGGCGGCTCGGAGAGTATTTTGAGGGCGACATGCTTTGCGGAAGGAGTGTGTATTTTCACTCAAAAGCGTGCGCAGAGCGGGCTGCTGAGGCTTTTGGGCGAAGCCGCGCCTCAATCGTGCGGAGCAGCCTTTGCATCGGTGGAAATGATTTTTGCAAAGAGCGGCTGTTTCCGTCCATAGCGGAAGCCGTGCGCACGGGTGTTCCTCTTGTCATCAAGCATCCGAATTTTGTGAGGCCGGTGCTTCATGTGTTGGATTCGCTGCGGGGATACTTGATGGTGGGCGCGCGGCTGATGGAGGGCACGCCCGGCGAAGCTTTTAACCTTTCACCCAATGCCAACATGGTGGATACGGTTGGGGAAATTATTGCCAGTGTCGCATTCCTTTGGCCGGAGTTTCACTTTGAGATTGCCGACGCGGGAGAAAAAGACGCCACAGTCACACGATTAAGCTCTGAGAAAGCCCTGCGCCGCCTGGGTTGGACACCTGTTTGGGGCATAAATGAGACAATCAGGAAGACAGTGGATTGGTATAAAGCCCAACAGCGCTGCGCGGATTATACTGATTCGGTGATCGCGTCTTACGAAGCCGATATTTTCTAATCTTATGTTGACAACAAAACAGTTGAAAAAACAGGCGGTGCGGAGGCAGACCGAGAAATGGCTGGCGGAGATCAAGGCCCATCAAGCCGCCGCAGCCGCATGGGCGGGTGTGGTGAAAGATGCCTCCGGCAAAGTTGTTGATGCAGTGAAGAAAAGTGACACGCTTAAAGCGACGCTTGCCAGGGCTGCCGCGCCGGTCAAGGCTCCCCGGAACAGATTTTTTATTTTTGTGCCGGATTATTACCCGTGCTCTGGCGGCTCCCGGACGATGCACTATATGGCCGCGCTGCTCGTCGATGCGGGCGTTCCTGTTGTCACCAATAAACTTTGCTTCTTCAATCCGACCATTCCGGTCGAGCAGATCGCCCAGGATGGAGATGTGGCCGTTTATTACGACGGCGTGCGCTCCACCGATAATCCTCTTTGCGCCAAGCGCGTCTGCCGGTGGATGCTCTGCTTTGCAGAAGAGTATTTCAAGGGAAAAATCAAAAAAGAAGAGTGCGCCATTATTTACATGAAGAAATATCTGGCCAGCGTTCAGGCGGCGTGCCATCACCCCGTGACTGAGGAAGATATTATTTACCTGCCCCACATCGACCCGGCGTGGTGCTTCGCGCCCTCGGTCAAGACGATTAAGTATTGTTTCTACGGGGCCGGGGCCGCGAGCAAAACCTGTGTGGCGCAAAATCCAAAACTTCACACCATCCAGCCTCCGCCCGGTGCCGTCGTGATTCCCGGCTTTGTGGACAAATTCCCCGATGACCAGGGGCATGACCAGTTTTTTGTCCATCAGCGCACCGTTGCGATCTTGCGCGCGTCAGAGACGCTCTGGACGGTCGATCACAACACCGCGCTCAACATAGAGGCGGCGCTGTGCGGCTGCCGGGTGATTTATCTGTTTGATGACGGGTCATACCAGGAACAATTTTTCCCGCGTGAAGTTCTCGAACTTGAGGCCATGAATCCACAGCGGGACGTTGCCGTGGCCCGTAGATTTGCAGATAGGGTGCTTAAATTTTTCGGAGAATCCTTATGAACGATACATTTCTTCTTGACCTACCAGAATATCATGGGTGCAGCGGGCCGGGCCGCACCTGGCACTACATGGCCGCGCTGATGGTGGAGGCGGGATTTGAAGTCGCCACGACCAGCCTTTGTTTTCTGAATCCCAACATCCCGGTGCGGGTAAAGGCAATTGAGAGCGATATTGTCTGTTACCGGCACCCGACCAGAAACGCCAATCCAACCGGCGCGCGCCGAAAGTGCTGCTGGGAAGATCGCTCTGCCAATACTACTTTCTCGGCAGATCACATTCACGAGGACGAATGCTTCATTATTTATGAGGAAGAATATATTTATCTGGCGGCGCTGCAAACGATCTGTGACCATGAGATCACGCGGGAAGATATTGTTTACCTGCCCTATATAGACCCCACTTTCTGTTTCCCAGGAAAGAAGACCATTAAAAGTCTTCTCTATGGTGTCGGCTCCGCGCACAAGCCAGTTTGTGGCGTTGACCCGGACATCCCCGGCGCGGTGATTATTCCCAATGAGAACGCTGCTTTTCCAGACGGCCAGAGACATAACCCGGACTATGTGCATCATCGCACGCTTGGCCTTTTGCGCGCCGCTGAAAATCTATACACGACAGACCATAACACGTCCCTGATAATCGAGGCTCATTTATGCGGCTGCCGCGTCTGGTATGTCATGTATGACGGGACAGTCCAGGAGAAAAGATTTGGGGCCGACCGGGCGGCGCATGAAACGATTGACCCTGTTCGAGATATTGAGATTGCCCGGCGTTTTGGCACGCGCATCCTCAAATTTTTTGAGGGTGGTTTGACTTCACGGTGAAATTCTGTTAACCTTATTTTATGAATGTTTCATTGAAATCATCGTCTGTAGGCCGCGGCTCTACTCGAAGTGCCGGAGAGAAGCCTGTCTATGTCCCTCCGGCTGCCCGGCCCGCGCCCGCATCATCGGTGGGCATTGGTGCCGCGCGCCAACAATCCCCGGCCCCGTTGCCGGTTGCCTCGGAAAAAGCTGAAATGAAAAAAAGGGGTTGACATTTACAGGCCGATCTTCTAAACTGGTTTTATATGGCATCATTTGCATCTATTGCGCCCGACGCTATTGAAGTCCGGGAAATCGCTGACATTTCGGCTACCTTAACGGCTAATCTCGCCACTTGGGTTGGAAATACCGTTACGGCTGGGCAGATTGCCACGGTTTTGGCTGGTATTACGATTGCCTTAGCGCAGGCTCGCGGATTGAATTACAACATTTACAACCCGGCGTTGTAATCGCCGCGTGGGTGGATGTTCATCGATTAAGACAGGTGAAGTGTTTTTATGAGTGAAACAAAAAACGGCCCTTACCAGGATGTTCCGTCCCGTGAGAGTGCTTTGCCCAATACGGAGCCACAGGCCCCCCGCAGTATCCCGTTGTCCGAAGTGGGCGACGACCGCGCCGGGAACAAGCCCTACAATGGGGATGCCAGTTCTTCCCGTATGCGCGGACGTGGTGGCTCTTGTCCGGTTCCTCCCCCAGTGAGTTAAGGATTTATGGCTAAAAAATTCCATGCGATTCAACGGGGCAAAGGCGGCGGATTCAATGTCATCGCGAAACATTCAGGCAAGCCGTTGAGCAAAAAGCCCCATAAGACCCGTGCTGAGGCATTGGCTCAGTTGCGAGCCGTCGAATGGTCAATGGGCGGCGGTCACGATTAAACGACTTACGCGCCGGGCGACGCTGGGTTTTCATGTTTTCCCCAGCAATAAAACGCACGGTGTAAAGAGGGGCGGCTGTTACTGCGCTAACGCTGGCAGCCGCCCTCGCTTTTTGAAATGCCAGTTCAAGCATCAACGCTAGAGAATGAAGCTCAAGCCGTGGTTGAAGCGGGCGCGTGGTATCGGCCTTCGGCTGATATGCAGGAATTTCATGCGTCGAAGGCTCGCATTCGTGCGCTCATCGGCGGTCGGGGAACCGGCAAAACCACGGCGATTGCAGTTGAAGTGATCGGACATTGCCTTTACAACTCAGGAGCCAAAGCCTATATTCTCCGCAAGACCCAGGACAGCAATCAGGATACAACCCTGGAAACTTTCGAGCATCAGGTATTCCCAAAAATGGGGACGGCTTATCAGGACACCGGCGTAAGCCTGTTCAAAAAGATTAACGGCGGAAAGCAATTCCGGCTTCCGAGCAAGCTCGCGGTCGAAAAATATAATGAGTTTCTCAAGAAAGTCCCGCACGCTACCAAAGCGCAGAAACTCACGTGGTTGGATTCGGTTGGAAATGTCTATTGCTCATTTATATTTTTTGACGGTGTCCCGGAAGATAGATACCGTGCCAGCCGGTTCCGTGGGTATGAGTGTTCGCTTCTGGTCTTTGTTGAGGCCGATCAGTTGGAGCGCGAAGACTTGGATTTGGGTGTGGCCACTTTGCGATGGAAGGGGGTTGACCCGTCAAGGTGCGATGAGCTTGGGTTTATTCGGGATGGGGGTGTTATTCTTGACACTAATCCCCCCTCGCCTCGGCATTGGATTGCAAAACTTGAAGAGGATTCCAAAGACGACCCGTTTGTCAGATTTTGGCATTTAAAAACTCAGGACAACGCAAAAAATCTTCCGAAGGGCTATGTTGAGAATCTTGAGCGTCAATACAAGAAAAATCCGGCCATGCTGATGCGGATGGTTTACGGGCAGTATGCCGATGCGTTTGAAGGCACGCCTGTATTGTTCCAATTTTCGACCGAGCACACTTCGGAGAGTCTGCCCTGGCCGCAGGGTGCATATTTGATTCGAGGCTGGGACTTCGGGACGACACAGGCGGTGACCTTTTCCGCCTATTGGTTTGACGGCCATGATGAGTATTGGTGGGACATGCACGAGTATTTTGCCCGGCAATCGGACGTGGAGCGTCAAGCGCGGGGTGCTTTGGAGATCACGCGGACGGCCTTTCCTTTCTGGAATGATCGCTCCATCTGCTCTGGTGTGAAGGATTTTTGCGACATCGCGGGCAATGCAAAAACCGACAAGGGTTCAAGCGTGCAGGTGCTTCGCACGTATGGAATTTATCCAGGCTTCACCCGTATGGGATTACAGGAATCATTAGCTGTTTACAACCGGCTTCTGGAAAAGCGGGATAGATTTGGCAAGCCTATTTATCGCATCGATAAGAACACTTGTCCCATGCTTTATACCGCATCCATCGGGGGCTATCGCTATCCCGTGGAGGGTGAGCCTGGGTTTGGTGGGGATGAGCCGTTAAAAGGCCCGGTTGGCGGCGATTTTGACCACGTTGCGGATGCTTCCCGTTACGCTAAATACAACAACTTACGGCTGCTCAGGGCCGAAGTTGAGCAGGCAAAGAAGCCCGTGGGGGCCTTTAATGTGAAGGAAATCCCCAATCGGCCAAAACGCTGGTATTAAATGGCGTTGACAAACAGGCTCGAAATCGGTTAGACTGGTAGATTATGGAACTAGGTAAGAAACACGAGTCGCTCGGCTCCCTGGCGACCCCGGAGAAATCCAACGAGAAGGAGCCAAAAGTCACTTATCCTGGCTTTTCCTTGAGGGATGAGCACGCCGCAAAGTTTTTGGACGAAACTGAGGCTAAGGTGGGCGAAGAGTTTGCTGCCACGGTTCGCATTTGTGTCACGGGCCTTACTGATGATAGTTTTGGAAAAAGTGTCCAGTTTGATGTGATCGAGCTTGACGACATCGCGCCAGAGCACGAAGAGGGCCGCGAGACCTACGGAGAAAGCTCCGGCAGTGGTTCCGGTTCTGGTGAGGGTGAGGAAGAGTCGGACGAGGAAGAGACCAAGGCCCTGGGCTATAAGCGGAAGAAATCCAAAAAGGAAGCTCCGCCGATTAGTGCCAAGGATTTGGCTGAATAATTTGCGGGGTGGAGCAGTGAGTAGCTCGTCACGCTCATAACGTGGAGGTCGCGGGTGCAAGTCCCGCCCCCGCTACCAGTTAAGGAGTAAAAGTTATGTTGAATTATGTTGGCCCGAATATCGGCCCCGCGCCAGTGAGCGCCATGCTTCCCCCGGCCACGCCGGGGACTATCCCATCAGGAGTCCCAGGGGCCACACCGGCACCCGCGCCGCTGCCGAATACTCCGGTTATTCATGGCCCGGCTGCTCCGCCTCCGGCTGCGCTTGGTGCTATTCTGCGGCAGGCCGGAGGGCCTCCGGGGGCTGCTCCGCAAGCTCCGCCGCCTCAATATCAGGCCGTCACTCAGCTTGATGGGTCGATTCTTTTGCATATCAAATTGCCTGATGGGACACTTGGCCCAATCGTGAAAGTTCTTCCACCGCTGAAGCACCCACTGAATCCCCATCAGCCGCCCAATATCGCTCCCGGAGCGAAAGCTTAAATGACTCTTCAAGAGTATCACGACCCAGTTGCCATTTCTGCAAGAAAGCGGGAAAGAAATCATTTACGTTACTTGAAAAACAAAGATAGAATTTCTGCGCAGAACCGAAGGTGGGAAAAGAAGAACCCTGAGCGATGCCGCGCAAAAAGAAAGCGGTTTTATCTTCGACATAGGGAAGCTATTCTTAAAAAAGCTAGGCAAGCGCGTCAGAACAGCCCAGAAGCATCAAGACTTGCATGTCGTAAATATGCAAAAAGCAGTAAAGGCATAGCGCAGCGGAAGAATTACAAGAAGACCTTACTTTGTCAAATCGGCAATCGGCTGCGGAACCGAATTCGCTCTGCTTTACGCGAACGGGACGGTAGAAAAGCGTTTAAAACACAAGAGCTTATCGGGTGCTCAATTGATTTTCTTCGACAACATTTAGAGTCAAAATTCAGGCCAGGTATGTCATGGGCTATTCCAGGGTCTTTTCACATTGACCATGTAAAGCCAATTAAAGAGTTCGACCTGACAGACCCAAAGCAACAGAAAGCCTGTTTTTCATACACCAATCTCCAGCCGCTTTGGGCAACGGAGAATTTGAAGAAAGGTGAACGTCTATGGACAGATTACTCGCCCGCAGGTTAGATACAGATAAAGATTTGAGAGCGCGGATGGTGAAGTTGGCCAAAGACTATCTGTAGCCATGCCGGGAAATAGTTCGTAATTGAACACATTCCCGGTATGGCTACTTAAAGTCTAAGAATTGGTCGCGATGCCCTAGCGTATTGGTAGCGGGAGCCTGGTGACTTAACATCACTGGGCTTACCCGCTACCTAAAAATTTTCAGCAACGACTTTGATCTTTGCTACGATATTCTCTCGTGCTACTCCTCGTTGAGTAAAAAAGACACGGAGAATTTGGAGCGGGGGCACCCGAAGCGGTATATCCTTCCGATGACCGCGACTCAGATCACGACCATGACCACGTATATCGCCCAGGTGCTTTTTGGCCAGGAAACGCCGTGGAAGGTCGAGGGACGCCGCCCGGAGGATGACGTGCCTGCGGAGCTTGTCAATAATCTTTTGCGCTGGAATGCGGAGCAACAGCCGACTTATTTGCTGGGGTATCTTTGGGTGCAGGACGCGCTCGCCATCAATCGCGGGATTTTTTACAATTCATGGTCGCCGATCTTCCGACCGGAAATGGTGCCAATAATGGTTGAAGACCCGAATGATTTGGATGAAAGCGGCAAGCCCCGGACGTATATGCGCCCGACGCGGCGTAACAAAGTGATCGGCAATTTTGCCAAGATGGAAATTGTCAGTCCGTATGATTTCATTGCTGACCCTGCTCTTCCAATTCATCGTATTCAAGACATGCGATTTACTGGTCACAGGACTATTATTTCTGTCACGGAGCTTCGCCGTCGAGCCAAGCTCCCGATTGACCACCCATCTTATGTTCTGCCGAGTGCTGTTGAAGATTTGGTTGCTAAAGCCAAAAAGGGAATTGCGCAGGCTGATGCGGCGGTTCCCTCGTTGCCCGGTGTTCTTCCGAATCCTACGGAAATCAGATTGAGCCGCACGGCTTACGAGCGCACGCGCGCCTTGCAGCCAACCGGCAACATCCAGGCGGATAAGAATGACACGGGAAACGTCGAATGCTGGGAGCTATGGGTTCGTCTGGTTCCGTCTGAAAATCGTATTTACAGCGATGAAACTCCGACTCCCCCGCTTTCCGGCGGTAAATCCAGTCCGACCGGCGCGCAGCTAAATAATGACGACGGCCAGGGATACCAAAATCCCGCTGCCGGTCTTGCCAGTGTGGCCCGGCCCGATCAGGGCTTTCCCAATATCGTGGAGTCCAATGTGGCCCGTCCTGGACGTGGCCCGATCAACACGACTCGCAATAGTTTGGAGCCGGGCATCGCGGGAGGCCCTCCCGGAACAAAAGCGCGCGACAATAATCCCGCCGCAAACCAGGATTTCACGCAGCCCGGTGCGACCGAAGACGAGCCGGTTATCTTCCAGATTCTCATTTCTGGCGGCGATGTCCTGCTCTCAATGAACGAATCCACTTACGAGCATGGGCTGTTTCCGTATTCAGTGGCCGAAGGACGACCCAATGCCCATTTCCAATTTTCAGTGAGTTGGATTCAGATGTTGAAGGGCATTCAGGATTACGTTGACTTTTTGAAAAATCGGCACCAGGAAGCGGTGAGCCGCACGCTTGGGAACATTTTCGTTTACGACCCGCGTTGTGTTGATGTGACCGATTTTATGAATCCCGACAAAGAGGGATTGCTGATTACGCTCAAGCCGGAAGCAGAAGGGAAAAAGCTCAGTGAGATTTTCCAGCAGATTCCGATTAAAGACTTGACAGAGAAATTTCTTGAGGAAGCAATGCAGTTCATCAAGTTTTCTCAGAGCGTCACCGCTGCCGATGAGGGAATGCAGGGTGTCATGCCGGGCGGCGAGCCTGCCAGCGCCACGCAGTTTGCCGGGACACAGCAAATGGGAGCGGGCCGGTTGACTTCTATTGCCCGCCTGATGTCGTCCCAGGCGCTCGTGCCGCAAACAAGAATGATTGTCAGCATGTTCCAGCAATTCATGGACGACGCTCAAATGATTCGGTTCAAGCCTTCCGATGTGACGAGCCTGCCGCCTGAGTTGAGGGACGCGGCTTCCGTGAGCCTGGATAAAAACGCCATCGCGGGCGAGTATGATTTTCCGCCGCACGACGGCACACTGCCCGGCACGGATGGGCGCAAAGTCGCGGCGATCTCGAAACTGTTGGAAGCTGCCCAGGGATTCCCCGATGCGTTTTCGCCTCAGCCCGGCAATCTCAATCCAAAGAAACTCTTATTCCTTGGGGCTAAGGCTGCGGGTCTTCATGTCGAGAATTTTTTGTATGACAAGAATTCGTTGCCTCCTGCCGGGCCTCCTGGAATTCCTGGCGCTCCTGCTCTTCCTGGCGCTCCTGGTGTTCCTCCGGCTAACGGCGCTCCCGCTGGTTTACCTCCTGTCGGCCCTCCTGGTGTTCCGGCTGGTATTCCGCAGAACCCAGGCCCGAAGCCAACATTGCCCGCGCTGGGGCCGTTGACCGCGCCGGTATTGACTCCGATCTCTCCGGGGCAGCCCAGACCGGGGAGCGTATAAATAAATGCCTTGACATTCTTTAGGCGTTTATTGTAAGCTGGTATAGTATTGATGAATGTCCTGGACGTTGACCCTAAAAATCTGGCGTATGATTTCCGGCGTGACTGGAAACTGTTTCAAGATGGCAGGGTCAAAAAATTCCTGGCTGCATGGTTGCAAAAAGAGCTAAAGGAAGCGCGGGGAGCGCTCGAATATGTGGCCCCGGAAAATCTTGGAAAGTCCCAGGGTATTGTGTGTCAAATAAAGAAAATGTCAACACTGATCGAAAAGCAGGATTGTCAGGACTCCTTGAAGGAAGTTCTCACGTTCCTTGACTCAACTGAAAAATAATCTTATGGCAAACGAAGTTCCTACCATTCCCGTAACCGAGAGAACCAGTGTCCCAGTAACCGCGTTGTTTGACGCTGCCGAGCTTACGCTGCCGCCAGCGGCCCCGCCGACTGAGCCGAATTCTCCGTTGCCGGAGACTACGCCCAAGACGGAGACGCCCAAGACGGAGACGCCCAAGACGGAGACGCCCAAGACGGAGACGCCCGAAAAAATCAAGATCGGGGACAAGGAATATACCAAGGCCGAGCTTGAAGCAAAGCTGGCCGAGCGTTCCGCACCTGCCGCCGTGCCCGCGCCTGCGGTTCCCGCTGCCGAGCCGGTCAAACCACCGACGCCAGAAGAGATTGCTGCGGCTGAGGGCAAATGGGTTGAGGGTTTTCTCAGTCAAGAAAAAATTTCTGTCCCCTTCACCGAAAAGGAAATGGAAACCATTCTGGCCGGGGACAAGGACGGGATTGCCCTTCTGTCAAGCAAACTTAATGGAGTTCTCGCCAAGGCCGTCATGCTGGCGCGCAAGTCGATTTACGCCGATTTAAATCCAGTGATCGGCGGACTTCAAGCCAATTTGCAGCCGGTGGTGCAGAATGCCACCCAGGTTGAAGCTGCGACTGCGGAGCATGAATTTTTCTCCATGTATCCTGACTTCAAAGCACACACGGACACCGTGCGCCGGGTTGGTGAGGCTCTTCTAACTCGTTTTCCGAATGAGTGCAAAGCGATGACACGACAGGCGCTCATGGCGGAAGTCGCGGCCCAAGCTGATCGGATTATCCAGGACGAGTGCAGCCGATTTGCGCCGGGAAAAAATTGGCGTGAATTACAGAAAGCGGCACCCGCGCCCGCGCCCGCGCCCGCGCCCGCGCCCGCGCCCGCGCCCGCGCCCGCTGCTCCGGCTCCTGCAAAAATTCCGGCTCCTGCTGCGAATTCACCCGCTGCTATTCCTGCCGCTGGAATTACAAAGGATTGGCACAAGGGAACGGCTGCTAGTTTAGCGAATTGATTCTTTACGAGAAGAATCAAAGGGTATTTACAAGTGGGCCTGTTTCTTGCTACACTACTAATGATGACCAAAGTAGTCACACGGTAACAAAGGAATAATTTATGCCAAGTGCAATCGCAGGTTTACTCTCCACCAGCAACGCCAACAGCGATCTCGACACCAAGGCCGACTTGGTTGGTGAGTATCAGGATACAATTCTCGTGCGGAACAGCAAGGGGATGAACGCGGGCAGCACGCTCTTCGGGCTGATGTCGCGCCTCAAAGCCGAGCCTGCCGAAAATACTGAATTCAACTGGTTTGAGCGAGACCCGGTAAACCGTCAGGTCTATGTTGAGACCGCCAATGCTGTGGCACCCGTTCAATCCGGGCAGGCTGGCACCGTAGTTGTTACTACTGACTCGACCGGCGCGACTGATATTACCGCCTGGACATTTTTGGCCCAGGGCCATGTTCTTCGCAACATGCGGACGGGTGAAATGATTCAGGTCACGGCTGACCCGACTTCCGATACCGTTACGGTTGCCCGCGCTATCAATGGCGGCACGCTGACGGGTTATACGCTTGTGCAGGGCGACACTCTCGCCATCGTCACCTTGGGCAAAGACGAAGGTGCTTTGCCGACGCGGGCCAGCTATGAGGAACCGCAAATCTTGACGAATTTCGTTCAGACCTTCAATGCCACGATTGATGTTACCAATGCCTTCAAGGCCAATAAGCTGCGCTCTGATATGGCCGGGCCTCTCAAGGCGCGCCGGATTCAAGCCCTGGAAAAAATCTCCAAGGACATTGAGGCTGCTTTCCTGTTGGGCACCAAGCAACGTCTGACCGGCTCCAATGGCTACGTCTATTACACGGGCGGCATCAAAGACGCTATCGACACTGCCGTCCCGGAAAACGCTCTTAACGGCGGAAGTGGCACCTGTTCCTATGCGACTCAGGTTGCCCCCTGGATGCAGGGATTTATGACGGTTGGTTCTGACGCCAAGCTGGGTCTTTGCGGCCCGACAGCCTACGCGGCTTTTTCTGCACTGGCTAATTCCGCGACCAACGGCTTCCGAATTATGAACCAGGAAACCGTGTGGGGAATGAATATCACGGTTATCAATACGCCTTTCGGTGAGCTTGATCTGGCCTTCCATCCGCTGTTGAAAGAAATTCCGGCGTTTTCGTCCTGGATTTTCGTAGCGGACTTGGCTCATGTAATGCAGAAGACTCTGGAACCTTTGTTCCTTGAGCCTAACATCCAAACCCCCGGTCAAGACAGCTACATGGAGCAGTTCCGGGCCAAGCTGGGGTTGAAGCTGCGGTTTGCTGAGGCGTTTGGTTACGCCTACAATTTGACTGCCATCCAGGCGTAAGCCTGGGGCAGCACGGCACATGGTGTAAGGGAGTGCCTTTAGTCCATTACACTTATGGCCGAAGAGAAAGAAATTTTGACGCCAGCGGCAGCCCTGAGAAGGGTTTCAGGAACCGCTGAGGACGCCAAGGAGAATAAGGGAGGCGTAGGGCAGAAGGGAACGCCTCCTACAACTCCACCGAAGTTTCAGTTTGTGAAACTTTTTGGCGTAGCGGACGTGATAAAGTTTGCAGACGGGACGAGATTTCAGTTTCGTTTGATTCGGCGGAATAATGACGCCGGATATGCGCCGAATTCGTTTCTGAAAACGGATGACGAGAAGCTGGCCGCAAATTTGCGAGCAGCCTCGAAAAATAAGGCGTGGGGAATTGTGGAAATCAAGTAGGAGACAAAATTATGGGTGACAATGTTAAGCCGACATATGCGAAGTCTGATGTGAAATCGGGCTTGGTCAACGAACAATACGCCGAGCGCATCCTGGACGGGGAACCGCCCAAGAAAAACGTGGAAGCGGTTGACAGGGAAAACCAGGTCAAGAACGCTCCCGGCTCCGTAATGAAGAAGTAATCCCCGGCCACGGGACAGGTGCTTTCCAAAGTGCCAAAAGGGGTGTGTCCCTTTTTGGCACTTTTATTTTTTGTGAATTTTTCTGATATTCAAGCCCGGCTGGGGAGAGCGATTCTCCGAAGCGATCTTGCGCCCGACTATGGCAATTTCGTCAATGAGGCTCTCATTGAGATCGAGAATCGGCGTTCTTGGGCGTGCATGAAGGTCACAGAGCCGGTCGTGCTTGGGCCAGGGGCCGGGTATGAGCTTGTTGCGCTTGAGTCGAATTTTAAGGAGCTTCGTCGCGCGCCCGCGATCAATTTCGTTGCGGATGACGGCGGGAGAATTCCTGCCACGACCATCTTTGAGGAAGAGGAAATTTTTCGAGTTTGGGCCTGGGGTGGTGCTCCAATGTTTGTATGGCCTCCGCGCGTGTTTCTCGTGCGCGGCGCGCCTACACCAGCGCAATCGGCGGCTGGCGCATCCGTGGGAGCAAAGATCGGGATTGTTGAGCCTCTGATTGAGGCGTTTAATCTCGAAGTTAATATGTATGCGTATCTGCCAGCCCTTGTCAATCCTACGGATACGTCACCGCTTTTAACCGCTTATCCAAATATGATTTTGGAAAAGGCAAAGGCGATTGCGTTCTCCAACATCAATGACGATGAATCGCAAAAGGCAGAGGGAAAATTCGAGGCCAAATACCGGCAGGCTTCTTACCAGGATGCTTATTCTGAAGTCGTTGGCCGAAAATTGAGAATGTAACTATGAGCTATTTAACCGAGACAGTTCCGGCAGACAGTGAAGCGGTCACATTAGGTGCAAGCCGAATCCGCGAGTTAAAAGTGGATTTGGACGCCCTGATCGAACAGATTTGGGAAGATGCCGGACTCTTCACTCCTGGATGGATTAAGGCAGGCGGAGCGGCTGGCGGCGCATCGCTCTTTACTGCGGGTGCTATCCAGACCGCAGACATTGCACCTTTTGCTATTACTACGGGCCTTTTGGCTCCCCAGGCGGTCACACCGGCGCAAATTCAACTTCTTTCAATCACGGCGGGCTTGCTGGCGTCGGGTATTGTGATGCCTGCTAATTCTGTCGCTACCAATTCGATTCAGAATAATGCGGTAGGCTTAGCCCAGTCAAATATCAGTTCACTTGTGGCAGGTTTTGCAAAAGTGGGAACATATAATGGAACTGCCGCATCGGTTGATACTATAACAGTAAGCGGTTTAAGCTTTGCTCCTACGGTTTTGATTGTGGTAGATTCAACACATACCGGCATTGGGATTGCTTTTAATTCAGAAGCGTCTGGCGGAATTTCATCGATTCACGAATCGTGGGACAGTCCTGTTACAGGTCTCATTAGTCCATTTTTAAATGACGTGCAGTGGAATGCTGACGGATTTACGATCTTGCACGGAAATACTTTTTTTAGCACCAATCTCCGGGCATATACCTATCTTGCCCTTGCCATCTAATGCGCCGCGCAAAGCCAATCTCAGTTGTCGTAAAAGCTCCGAGCAGGGGTCTCGTAACTCGTTTGCCTTCGATCTCGGCTGACTTGTTGCCAACGCAGAGCAGCGAAATTCAGGGCACGATTCTCAGCAGCGCGGCCTATCAACGGTCTTCGGCTGTTGCTCAGAATGTCCGATATGAAGACGGCGTTGTATGTGCGGCTCCGGGGCATCAGCGTATTTTTTTGTCTTCTGAATTACTGCAAGGGATAGTGGCGTATTGGCCGTTGCAGGAGCCAAATGGCACCCGGTTTGACGCCACGCCTAACGGCTATAATCTTACTGACGTGCCTGGCACGGCTCCCGGTGTGCCGGATATATTGACCACTCCGGGGATACTCGGACTGGCGGCGCTGTTCCCCCCGATGCCTCCGATTAGCCCGGTAGTCGGAGGCGGAGATTCAGCAACACTGGATTCGGCCTTATCAAGCGGGTTTATAAATCCCCTTATCGAAAGACTTCCGAAAGATTTATTCACGCTGGATAGTTCGCTTTCGTCCGGGGCCATGACTCCTACAGTGTTAATATCCAACGCGCCGGGGGATTCCATATCCGTGGACGGCGCTTTTGATTCGGGAATTTATACTGAGACTGTCATTGTATCTGATGCGCCAGGCGATTCGATTTCTTTGGATAGTGCGCTGAATTCGGGGACTTATGCCCTTGTGGTCATAGTGTCTTCCGCGCCGGGTGATTCGGTTTCTCTGGATACGGCATTATCTTCGGGAAGCTATACTGAGACAGTTATCGGGCCGATTTCGCATTCAGATAGTTTTGCGCTGGATTCAGCGATTTTGTCAGGAAGTTACGGATAAATATATGCATAAAGAAATTTTCATCAATGGGACAGAGGCGGGTATTTCTAATCGCTTCAAAGCGCAGGTAATTGAACGCAGGCCGGGACACCCCGATTGCGGCAAGATTGTTCGTGAGACCGATTGGGCAAACAATCTCATTCTCGAAAACGGGATGAACAACATTGCGTCGATTACGATTGCCGCCCTATTTACTTACTGTTGTGTGGGAACTGATTCTACGCCGACCGTAGTTTCTTCAGGAGCGGTTACAGCTTCGACCAGCGGAACAACCTGCACTTCCTTCGCTGGATTTTTTAACAGCGGTATGACGGGGATGCTTATCTATTTTCCTGGGACTACTAACTCAGCCGTAATTACACACTACACTAATTCTACTACAGTCACTCTTTCTGCCACACTTGCCCAATCGTCGGCAGTATTTGAAGTTTTTGCGATAAACCAGACTGGCCTTAACGCCGAGGTTCATCGCACAAATAACTACTTGACTGGGGCTGGAAACTGTGGCACGACTTACTCGGCTGGTCTTTACACCCACACGCGCACTTTCGATTTTCCCATTGAATCCGGGGATGAATTATACTACGAAGTTGGATTTTCCAATAACTCGTCGGCTGGGGCGAATTTAAATATGCGCGGCATTTTCTCGGCTGCGCCTGTTGCCGTTGTTACTGGCCAACAGATTCGTGTGGTCTATCAGGCGTTGGTTACGGTGACACCTATTTCTGCGCGTCTTAGGAATATGGGAATTCCGCCAGGGGTGCAAATTTCTGGATGGCCAGCGTTGCTTTATACTGTAGCCTTTACTCCTTCTTCACCCACAATCACTATGGCAGGACAACCTGCTTTTACGCAAAATACTCCTGTATTTTTTGAAGGCACGACGGCTCCGACAGGCATAACTTTTGGAACCGTTTACTATGCAAATCCTGCCGGAACGGATTTAGTTAATACTCTTTCTGTTTCCGCTACTCCTAGTGGTAGTGCCATAACTGTAACCAGCAGCGGAACTGACGCCGATCAGCTTTACACTAATACCATCGGACATGAAATACTTGGGTGTCATCAATTCTCCGGGGTTGGAACCGACGGAAGTTCTATTGCTTTCAGTGTTCCAAACAACGGTTCCGCGTTTGGTGAGCCGTCTCAGAGCAAGTATATGGCTATCCTTACGGATACTAATGCGCTTCCGACTTTTCCCGGAACTGGCGTGTTTCCTGGCGGCGGGGACACCCCCACGGGAGGGACACAGGCCCTTGTTGCTGGAAGTTACGTATCTGGAAGTTACACGCTTACTTGGAGTGTAACATATTCTGTCGATCAGGGAAACAGCAATGCCATTTTCAAGCTTTGCACTATTGACCCAAGCGGCGGGGCTGAGGGATTGATTTATCTTTTTACAATGCCGCAGCAAAAAAGCAATACTTATACGTTGACGATTGTTTGGCAATGGACGTGGGACAGAATTTTAACATAAAGAGGTTTAAGTGCCTACGTTCACTGCTCCATATCTTTCGAGCACGGCAACGGCTTTAGTGGCCTTGCACACTGGCCCGTTTACGATTACGGGCTGGTTTGAGCCTACGGCTCTGAGCACGGTTTATACCCCGTATTTGCCCACCCCGATTTTAACAGGCCCGTCGTGGAGCATTTCGTTGAATGAGGACGGCACGCTATCATTTCTTGTCAACAATTCTGCACTGAGTATCTCAACTACAGTGAAGACTTCCGCCTCAGTGAATTCCGGCTGGAATTTTTTCGCCGTGGTTTACAGTCCGAATCCCGGCGGCACATATCCGAATGTAGGCACGATCACGATTTGGCTTAACGGCGTTCCGGCATCCGCCGCGCTTTTGGCGTTGGCGGATTCCACGGTATCGAGTGTTTCTCCATATAAAGATTTTGAACTGGGAAATCCTAATCTCATGTCGTGGCCTGCGCCGGACGGATTCTCGCTTGATGCAGTCGGAGTATGGGCGCGGGCGCTGTCGAGCGCGGACGTTGGTATAGTGTATAATTCCGGGCGCGGCAACCCTTATCCATTCTTGGGAGGGCCGTTCAGCTTGATCTTCCAGGCCAATCTTGTCAATGATACTCCTACACCTCTGGTGATATGCTCTCAGGATTCGGTCTTTTCAGTCGCGGAGACTTCGGCTAACGGTGCCGGGGCCACTTCGTATGAGGCATTTTTTAACTATCTCTACCAGGGCACCGCGCTCACGCCGGGATATAATTGGACTGCAGATAATTTCAGCGATAAAGTTATTTTGGCACAGCATGATAATCCGGCGCTCTACTGGACTCCGCCAAGCGCCACTGCGCTCCCGCTGCCGGGCTTGCCCGCTGGGAGTCAGTATGACGGTGTGGCCGTATTCCAGAATCACGTTTTGTTGTGGCAGGATGACAATTTGATATGGAGCGACATTGACGACTTCACCGATTACATTCCGATTGCCTCGACTGTGGTGTCTGCGGTGCTCACGCTGTTGGCTCCGTTCGTTCAGCCCATACCCGGAGGAAGCGTCACTGTCCAGGTTGCAAATCCCGCCGCTGTGATTCCAAGCTTAAGCATTTCGGGGGATTTGACTTTCCCAAACACTAATGTTAATGACACATCACAAGCTCTTTTGACTCTTACCAATACGGGAAATGCCCCTATTGAAATTAACAGCATTGATCTTCCAGCGGGATTTGCGGGGACTTTTACCGGGCCGATTGCTGTTGGCGCGTCACAGTCCGTAACTATAACATTCTCTCCCACACAAAGCATACCATATAGCGGGACTATCGTTGTAGGATGCACCGGGCCATCTGGCTCGACTGTTCTTGGAACTACTGTGTATCCTATTTCTGGAACAGGAATCGGGGCCACGGCGATTATTAACCTCTCTGGAAATTTTAATTTCGGAAGCGTAGTTGTAAAGACATTGCCCGCTCAACCTCAGCCGGGGTTTTTAGACGGCTATGTGCTTGTTACAAATCCTGGAAATACGGCATTGAATATAACGAGTGTGACTGTGCCCGCTGGATTTAGCACCACTTTCACGACTGGGACTGTTCCTGGGACTACCTCGCCGTCTGAGGCTCCGGGAACCCTGGTTATCCCGATCAGATTTACCCCTACATCGTTTGCGATTTACACCGGGGACGTAACTGTCAACTGTTCAAATGCCACTAATGGCATGAATTATGTGGCGGTAAACGGGACTGGTGTTAGTTCATTGACTACTCCGTCTGTTTTTATAAACGACAACGGAGCCTGTCAGTTCGGATTCGTAAATACTGGCACTATTACGTCCCCCGTCGAGGTAACAATAACAAATGTCTCAGGCGTTGGCGTTTATGTTTATCCGATTCTCCCCTCAACGAGCATTCCTGGGTTTGTTATCGGGGCACCCCTAACTGGAGTCCCTCCTGCGAGTGGTCTCGCTCCCTACGCCTCAACTACTTTTTCTGTAACCTTTGAGCCTACTTTAGTCCAAGGATACGCTGGAAGCATTTCGATTACCTATACGCATCCAGGTGCCGCACAGGATTATTTATCAAATGCCCTGCCTATATTTGGAACCGGCGTTACGCCAGGGCCTCAGATTGTGGCTTCTGGAAGTTTGAATTACGGCGATGTTCCGTATGGCAGCACGGTTGCAGCCATGTTTTCTCTTTACAATCCTGGACAGTCTAATCTCACAGTATCAGATATAACATATCCTTCGGCTGTGTTTACCGGGCCTGCATCAGTAACAGTGGCTCCGGGTCAAACGATAAACTCTTACGTTTATTTCACTCCCGCTTTCTCTGATGAAACAATAAACGACACTTTCTCCGGGGATATAACGGCCACGACTAATGTTCCTAACGGGCTTGGCGGTTTCACTCCTGTATCATATCCCATATCGGGGACTGGCATACCACTCCCCGTTCCGCTTCAACTTGTAGCCGGTCAGGTGGTTTCCCTGACTGTTACGCAGGGTGATTTTGTGTATGGAACTGGAACCCAAGTTTACTACAACTATTATACGGTAACGTCAATGACCGGAAAGAGCTTGGTGTTGACGCTGATGAATTTGACTGGAGCTACGCCTGCGGGCCTGACAGTGGCAGCCAATGGAGTCCAGTTCTTCACGCTGGATGCGAATGAAGCCGGGTCAACCGTGGTCTCCGGCTCCCGCATGAACGGCCCCATTTTTGACATCATACCGCAAGGCGACTACGCTTATATTTTCAAAAGCCGGTCGATTCAAAGTATTGCCTACACTGGCCTAGGTAACGGGACTTTTTTCATTCACAATGAAATCAGCGGCGAAGGTTTGATTGGCCGCAACGCGGTGACAGACAGCGGCGACGGGAGAATGTTTTTCTTGGGCCACAAAGAATTGTATCTCTACGAGGGAGGCCCTAATCTCAAGCCCATTTGCCAGCAATACACCCGGCAGCTTTTTGCGGAGTTTGATCGGACAAAGGTGAATCAGATTCTTTTGTTCCACAATGAGAATAGAAAAGAAATCTGGACGATCTATCCCATTACCGGAGGGTCTTTCAAAGTCCTTATCTGGAATTACGTGGAAGATTCCGCCACGATTGATATTTACAGCAATGCTTCATTCCAGCCTACGGCGATTGGGTTGGTGGATTGGTCAACCGACCCAACTTGGAGCCAGCTTTCAAACAGCGATCTTGCCAATGAAATAACCTGGGCGCAGCTTCCCAGTTCATTGGATTGGGATACATTTGTGAGCGCGAGCATAAACCACGCTCCTGTGTTTGGAAGCGCGGATGCAGGGCTTCGGCTGCATGGCTCAGTTTACAATCGGGAAGGCGCGGGCTATACGGCACTTTCTGAATCAATGGACTACGATCTTGGGGCACCGGATAACTTCAAGTATGTAGATGTCGTGGTTTTGGCTTTGCAGCTTTCGACTCTTGTTCCGGTTCCTGCGGGCGCAACGATGTATGTTCAAGTCGGCACTCAAGCCAGCTTGAGCGGCGCGGCGATCATATGGACAGACCCCTTTCCGATTTTGGTGGACGGCACTCAGCCACTTCCTGTCAAGGTGAATCCTGGCGGTTCTGGCCGTTATTTGCGGGTGCGCTTTTACAGCCAAGACCCCGATGTTCAATGGCGCATTGAACAGTTCGAGATTTTAGCTAGGCCAGGCGGATTCTATTAAGGCTGTATGGGCGAACCCACACCCCCATTCACGCTTCCCCCCACACCCTCAACAGGGGGGCATAATCTAAAAGATTATCAGCAGGCCGTTGCAGTATGGACGCGCAAGTGCCAGCAGGCTGTGCAGCATGTTGCGGGGAGTGGAAGCGGAGGGACTGGGGCAACTGGTGCTCCTGGTGCTCCTGGCGCTCCTGGCGCTCCTGGTGCTCCTGGGGCGACCGGGCCGACTGGTTACACGGGCGGTGCTGGGGCCGCTGGGGCGACCGGGCCGACTGGTTACACGGGCGGTGCTGGGGCCGCTGGGGCCGCTGGGGCGACAGGGCCGACTGGTTACACGGGCGGCGCTGGGGCCGCTGGGGCGACCGGGCCGACTGGTTACACGGGCGGCGCTGGGGCCGCTGGGGCCACCGGGCCGACTGGCTATACTGGCCCTTATGGTTCGCCCGGATTAACCGGAACTGTTTATACTTACAATGATGTCATTTCGTATGACAATACTGGCGGAACGGTTACGGGAACGCTTGAGTTTATCATGCCTAAAACATGGTCAAGCACTGAGCTTGCCATCACGATAACCGGGTATGATTACAGTTCTGATGGAGCTTGGTCTGTTTTAATTGGAGGTTTTAACTATCAATCAGGTTCATTTTGGCAGGACTACAATGCCATAATCAGTGGTTCCCCTCCGTTTTCAGAAGTCAGGTTGTCCTGGGATAATGTGGCTTCAAAATGCTGCATCCTTCTCGGAACAACGGCCACATCATGGAGTAATCCTGCCGTGGTCATCACCAGAGTCCAGACTGCTTTTGAAGCTTTGACTGGTTGGGGAACTGGGTGGTCAGCGGCTCTTTTGTCTGCTGAGACAAATATAACTTCAGGGTATAGCGTTGTTTGCCCGTTAAATTATGGGCCAACTGGATATACTGGCCCGACTGGCTACACAGGCCCATTGGGCGCAACCGGCCCCACCGGATACACCGGGCCAATCGGCCCGACTGGATATACAGGGTTTGGCCCCACGGGATACACCGGGCCTATCGGCCCGACTGGATATACAGGGTTTGGCCCAACTGGCTACACGGGATATACCGGGCGAACTGGATATACTGGATACACGGGCAGTGCGGGGGCCGCTGGGGCTACCGGGCCGACTGGTTACACTGGTTATACTGGCCCAATTGGCGCTCCCGGTCTTACAGGCGCAGGAGGCATATTTACTTATTTTGATGTTTATTCTTATAGCAGCAATATTACGCCTACTGGAACACTAGAATTTATAATGCCTTACGCATGGGATGATGTCATGCTCGCCATAGAAATAGTCGGGTATGACTATACAAGCGCAACAGGAGCTTGGTCAGTTTTAATAGGAGGTTACAGCTTCGGGGGAGGCTCAGATACATGGGCGGCCTGCACTGCCGCTATAACTGGCAATCCCCCATTTTCGGAAGTAAGATTATCGTATGATGCAACAGCCGGGAAAAATTGCATTCTTCTTGGAACTACAGCTACAACTTGGAATTACCCTGCCGTGGTAATTACTAGAGTCCAAGTAAGCTTTGTAGGAACCCAGACAGGATGGGGGACTGGGTGGTCTTCTGCTATTCTTACTTCTGAGGGCAATATAACAGCGGGAGACAGTGTAGTTTGCACTCTTTCACACGGCCCCACGGGTTACACCGGCCCCACGGGTTACACCGGAGGCGCTGGGGCTGCCGGGGCGACGGGCTATACCGGCCCGACTGGTTACACCGGATACACCGGGGCAGCGGGCGCGAACTCGACCGTAACCGGCCCGACTGGTTACACTGGATATACAGGGTTTGGCCCAACTGGATATACCGGGCGAACTGGATACACTGGATATACTGGATACACTGGGCCTAATAGCGGGTTTACTGGCCCTACGGGTTACACCGGGCCAATCGGCCCGACTGGATATACAGGGTTTGGCCCAACCGGCTACACCGGGCCAATCGGCCCCACGGGATACACTGGATATACCGGGCCAACTGGCCCCACGGGATATACCGGCCCAGGTGTGAATTCAACAGCAATTGTATTATCTGGAAATCTCACTTTTACCACAACCACGGCTCTGTCTAACGTCACTGGTCTTGGTTTTGCCATTGGCAATTCTCAGACTTGGGTGTTTGACTGGATTATGACAGTAGGAAATATTGCGGCCACTGCTTGTAAATTTGGAATTACGGTGTCCGCAGGTTCCCCAACTGTGTTAGCTCCGTTATTTGGATGCGCAACATCTGCTCAAGCGTTTACTCAGGGGGTTATTTCTGCAACAAACACAGCCAACAGTATATCTTTAATTGCTTTTACGACGACGACAGGCATGGTAAGAATTTCTGGCGTTATTACAGCAACAAATGGCGGAGCTTGCACCGTTTATCCTGCGGTTGAAGCTGGGAGCACGCTTTCGACGATAACCGTTTATGCTAATTCAGCGTTAGTCGCCTGGGAATCCCTAGTATGACAAAGAAAATCCTTTTGGGAATTCCAACTTACAAGTCTGTATGCGCGGAGGGATTTGCTTATCAAATGGGGATGCTGCTGGATTCTGTGAATTCAGGGCTAATAAAGCGCCTTGAGATCGAGGCCAATATGTATGTTACAATGGCACGCAATGCGATGTGCAGGACTGCCGTTGATTTGTGGAAAAAAGGGGAGATAACACATCTGTGGATGGTGGATGATGATGTTTTAATCCCGCCGGGCGGGATTGCAAAACTTGCTTCCCGCGATTTTCCCGTGGTTGGAGGGGTTTACTATACAAAAGGGCTTCTTCCTGTAGCCTATAATTTCGACCCGTTTACTTTCTGCCAAGATATACCAGCCAGCGGCCTTTTTACAGCGGGTGGAACTGGTGGAGGTTGCCTTTTGGTGGACTGTGAGTTACTCAACCGGATGGCGGAAGAGTTTGGGGACGAATGGTGGTTTCAGAACAACATTGAAGCCGCCGCTGGGGTGAATAAAGAAGCGTATTTGGGCGAAGATGTGTTTTTCTTTAGGCGGCTTCACCGCATGGGTGTTCGAGCCGTGTTAGATTGTGATATTCAGTGTGGGCATATAGGGACTGCTATTGCTGATCGAAAAATGTTTGAGATCGCGCATGGATTGCAGAAGTTTACTCCAACAAATATATGAAAACTCCCTTATTCTCAGTTGCTCTGATTGCAAAAAACGAGTCTAAGACTCTCCCTCGTCTAATCGCTTCTTTGGCTGAATTTAAGGAGCGCGGCGGAGAAATAATTTTGGCGGATACAGGCTCCACGGATGGAACGCCTAAAGTCGCGGCTGATCTTGGCTGCATTGTTTTTGAAGAGGGGGAACGTTTTATCCACGTGCTGGACGCCGAAATCGCAAGAGGGATAAACGACAAGTTTGTAGTTGGGGGAGAGCAGCCTATTGTGAAGGAAGGAGACAGGCTGTTTGATTTCAGCGCCGCGCGAAATTCTGTGGTGAGCCTGGCGAGCAGAGATTGGGTGTGCATTCTGGATTGTGATGAGGCTTTTACGAAGCTTGATCTCGATGCAGTTGATAGCGTTATGTCGATGCCAAACTTGGGGCGAATCGAACATGATTTTGTTTACGCTCACGATTCGTTTGGAGACCCTATAATCCAATTCAGGCACGCCAGATTCTACAATCGCCTCAAATCGAAGTGGAATTCAGAGTGCATTGTGCATGAGGTTCTCACCGATATTACACCGTCTGAGTCGATTTACCTTGGGCCGGAAGTCGTGAAGATAGAGCATTGGCAGAATCTCACGACTAATCGCAGCGGTTATCTTGTCGGCCTCGCGCTGGATTGTTTTCTGCATCCGAAAAATGATCGAAACTCTCATTATTTTGGGAGAGAGCTTATGTATAAAGGCCGGTATCAGTCGGCCATACGTGAGCTTAAACGGCATATCACCATGAATGGTTGGGCAGCCGAGCGCGCGCAAAGCATGGTTTTTATCGGGGATTGTTACAAGTCTCTAAACCAGCCGGAAGAAGCTTTGGATTGGTGGAACCGGGCTTTTCTTGCTGATGGTCACAGGCGGGAACCGCTGATGCGCCTTGCCTGCTACTTTTTTGAGAAAAACGACCATCACAAAACAGCGGCCTACGCCTCTGCGGCGCTCGCTCTTCCGAACACGGACTTCTACGCAAACGATGAAAATCATTACCGTCAGCAGCCCCACGAGTTACTATATTGGGCGCTATGGTGGATGGGGGATAGAGCAGGCAGCGGTTTTCACTGGCGGCAGGCAGTAAGTTATCAGCCGTTCAACGAGAAATACCTGAGTGATGGTCAGTTCTACCTCAAGCCCGGCTTATCGCTGGATGAGTTTAAAAAGGCGGTCATAGCGCGGGAGCCATTTAGCTTTGTGAAATTGGGGGACGGGGAGCGCGCCTGCATCGACGGAGTGAAGGGGGAGAACTGCGATGGGCATACCTACAGCCCGGAATTAGCCCGCGCGTTAATCCAGGCATTTGCTTATTTGTCAGGGAGTGTCCACGTTGTAGGTTTCCGAAATCAAAAGACTTTCAATATGCTTTTGCATCGGACGGACAATAATCTTCTCGAAGTGAAATCGTTTTGGGATGCAGTTTCCGCCAGGACTGGGGTTAAAGTCTTTGTTGGCCCATCCAGGTTACGGCAAGCAGCAGAGTTGCTCAAGGCCCGGTTTGTCGAGGTTCCGTTAAAAAACGCTTTCAGTGATTTTGAGCGCGTTAAGAAGGAGCTTTTTAATTACTGCAAACGGGATGCTCTTTTTGTTTTCTCAACCGGGATGATGAGCAAGATTTTGATTGCCGAGCTTCTTAAAGTTCGATCTGATATTACGTGCATCGACGCGGGGAGTGCCTTTGACCCTCTTTTTGTTGGTGAGACGCGCACCGTGCAGGCCCCTAGAGAAGTGTTGGAGCGGCTCTATTTTGGAAAAAGTAGCCAGCCGCATGTCACTGTCTGTATTCCAACATTGGGCCGAGAAGAGAAGTTAAAGAACATGCTCGATTTGCTGCACAAAACTGCGGAGTATTCCAATTATGACGTAGTTGTGGAGCACGACAGTTTCACAAATCGGGCCGGGGTGCCTAAACTTCTAAAAAAGATGGTGGATTCGTCTAAAGGAGAGCTTGTAGCCTTCCTTGGAAACGATTGCATTCCGAAACCAGGCTGGCTGCGGCTCGCGGTCGAGGCCATGCAGAAGAATTTCCCTGATCTGGACGGTTTTGTCAGCTTCAATGATGAATACTCCTGCGGAAAAGAGAATCCGCATTGGCTGGCCAGCAAAAAGTTGCTCCCTATGCTTGGAGGGGAGTTTTTTCATACTGGATACCATCATGTCGGATGCGACAACGAGCTTTCGGCCCGCTGTAAAAAAGCTGGAAAGTATGTATGGTGCGAAGAGGCGAAAGTTTTTCACGATCACTACAGTCTAAACTCACGTCCCGGAAATGTGCTCAAAGATTTTGATGAGACTGCCAGACTTGCGTGGCAGGAAGACCTTGTGGAAGCCGACAGGGCACTTTTAAAGAGTCGAGCGGCGGAATTGAACTTTCAACTTGACTAAATTTATGTCCTGGACACCAAAAGAAGCGTTTGCGGACATCGCGCGCGGCGACAAAGCTGCCGAGGCGTTTATGGGGCAGTTTTATTGCTGGGTTCACAAGCAGGACGATCTTTTCGACGGGGATAAGCCCGTCGCGGCGGAGACTTCCGTATGCTTCGATCTCGCGCTTTTGAGTGCCTTCGCCAAAAACGAGTTTTTCCAGAAGCACCAGGATTTTCTCTTGCCCGTGCTCCACATGAGCGCGCTGGCCTGGGTTGCATCGGAAGATTTTCGCAAAAAATCGGAAGTTTTGGAGCAGATCACGGCTCAGGTGCTCAAGAGCCAATATCAGGACATTTTTTATGCCGTGGCGCTCCTACGGGGTGGCTTTGACCATGCCGTAGCCATGAGCCGTAAATATCGTATGTATTCCTTTGATTCCAAAGCACCTACGGAGGCGTAGTTTAGGCTTGCAAAATCAGGGAAAATCGGTCAGAATTAAGGAAAGGGGTATGATCTAAAAATGAGCTTTTGCAGCGGCGGACAAACTCAAGGTGGGAATCAATGGAACAATAACCAGTGGGCCAATCCGCTGGGGCCGTCGTCCATTGGGCCGAATGGTAAGCCTATTTTTACCCCTTCGGGAGCTTCCCAGCTTGGCCAGCAGGCCCTCTCTTATCTTGGTGGCAATATGCCAGCCATGAATGCCGCTGGTCAGGCTTCTGCGTCGGCTTTGCAGTCAGCAGCGGCCAATCCTGGCTTTGGGGCAGCCCAAACAAATGCAGCCAATACAGCGGCGGGCGATTATCTCTCCGGCAGCCCTCAGTTGAACCGCGCGCTGGCCCAAAACGAGGCTGTCCAGGGTGCGGGGGCCGCTGACGCGGCAGCGCGCGCGCGATCTGAAATGGCTAAGAGTGGCATGGCCTGGGGCACCGGCCAGCAGCAGGTGCAGCAGGCGGCGACGGCTCAGGGCAACGAGGCAGCGGCTCAACAGAATGCCCTCTCATATTTGCAGAACTATCAGGCCGAGCGCGGCGCGCAAAATCAGGCTGGTGGGCAGTTAGCGCAAGCCTATGCTGCCCCGTTGAGTTATCTTAGCGGAGTGCCTGGCGCGTATGCTGGCGGTGCCGGGGCTGCCGCGCCGATTATCAGCGGCCTTGGCTCTGGTGGTCAACTTTACAGTGCTGGGAGTGGAGATTACACCAGCGGAGTTATGAGTCCAAGCGTTGAATCTGGAATTCTAAACACCGTTCCATCGTTTTAATCTATGCAAAATCTACCCACTACATTAAGTTATTTGGGCAATTCACCTACTGGGGGGACGACAATGCCTCCGCAATCTCCTACAGCTAAAAGCCCTGATTTATCGGGATTAGCTCAAGTAATGGGTAAGCATGGGTTTTGTTCTCCCCCGGCTGGAACTGTAGCGCCGACTAGTCTTGGTGGTTCAGGTGCTGGGGGCATGGCGCTGAATGCTGCCGGAAATGATGCTGCTGCTGCACCTGCTGCCGGAAATACTGCTGCGCCTGCTGCCGGAGGATTTTGTGCCCCTCAATAATTTATGCCACTAGAACCTTTTACAGACCCAAATGCTGCCGCTTCTGCTAATGCAGGGCGAGCAATGGGAAATGTCGGAAATTTGTTGTATCAATTTTTGGTTCAAAGACCAGAGGCTCAAGCGCAGACATCTGCCATACAAGCAGGAACACAACTCACGCAACAACAAATAGCTGCTCAAGCTTGGCAGATGCAGCAGGCGAAATTTGGTGTAGAACAGCAGGGTCAATTTCGTCCTACAGATTCGGGTAAGTCTCCCCAGGTCAATCCTCCTTCATTGCCTCCTGTTGGGCCGGGTAACTATAATGATGTTTTGCAAATTCCAGACAGCACTCAGAGAGATAATGGAGCACGACCAACTGATGTTCCTCCTGACAAGTCTGGATTAGGGAGCACTACATCCAAAGTCACCGGCGCGGCAGGAGACGGCAATTCTGGCCCGGCTTCTGCATCTGCAATGACAGATCAAGCTCCTTACACACCACGACCTAACCCGGTGCCTGCTACTGATTCCGTAAATACTCAAGGCCCTGGGTCGCCTACATATAAGTTTCCTCTTAATGATGAAGACCTTGACAAACTTGGGTCGAACGGTATTTCTGTTCTTCCGCCAGGGACTCTAACGCCGCCTTTAGCCTCGCCTCTATCCTCGACAGCAGGGACAGGCGCAGCCACAGGGACACCCGTTGCTTCTCAGGCAGGGACAGCGGGACAACCGGGAGCAACAGCAACGCCTCCGCCTGGGACATCAGGTTCTCCGCGTGAAGCCGCCCCTTCGCCTGCTTCCATGGGAACGCCAGGCGATATTTTGGCTCAGCATACCGGCAAGCCTTATCAGCAAATCTTTAAAGAAGACCCTGCGGCGGCTGCTGAAATTCTTCGGCGTAGTGGAGTAAATCTTACTAAAGCCGGATTCGGATATTTATCAAATCCCGCACAGGCAGTAAGAGATTGGAATAATCAGCAATTAGCCGCGGTGCCTGTTGGCCAGGTTCCGCCTAATACGGTTCAGACTACAGGTGAAGTTCCTCTTCCAGGTGGGGGTAAGGCTAACGTTGTCAATCTTTCTGGAATTCAGGCGCTTGCGGCAGCTACCAGAGAACAAAGTGGTGGTGGAGTTAATAGATGGGATATTAACCCTGAAACTGGAGCGGCTTCTCTTACCCCGGAAGCCACTGCGGCTGCTGCTCAAACTTCTCCCAAAGCAGTGGCGGAAACACAGGAAGATTTAAACAATGTCAATCAAGTCTTTCAACAAATCAGTAATGTTAGGGCGGCTGTTTCCAACTATCCTTCCACCCTTGGAGTTGTCACAGGCGCGGGAGCAGGGGATGCATGGCGATGGCTTGAGGCTGCGGCTGCAAATATATCAGGCGGAAGAGTGGGAACAGCGTCTCCCCAAGCCGCAAGCGACCTGGTAAAGCGGTTCTTGAGCAAACAGTTTCTTGAAAGTTTAAGCACGCTGCATGTTGGCCGCGTCACCGATCAAGAGGTTAAGAAAATCAATGAAGGTTTGCCCCAAGCGATGCGGTCTCCCGAAGCCTTCAATCAATATATTGACCAAACTCTTGTTAAAATCCTAAGCGCGCATCAGCAAACTGTGATGGATGAATTTGAGAGGCAGACGGGCAGAAAGGCTACCGGACTTCCATCTGTAGCCGAGAACGTTGCCAGATCATCTGCCGCTGCGGCTACGGCTGCTCCTGGCGCTGCGGCTGCTCCTGGTGCTGCGGGTGCTCCTGGTGCTGCGGGTGCTCCTGCCGCTGGCCCTCCAACCATGACAAAAGAGCAGGCGTTGGCTTTGCCGCCAAGTTGGCGCGGCACGGTGATTGTGAACGGCAAGCCGGTTAACCGATAATTATTCGTCCCCTCGCACTGCGCTGGAAATTCCGCGCAGGCAGTTTAAAAAAGCGAGCCAAATTAGGGCAATCACGGTCATCAATACTAAAAGCACTACAAAGGTAATGCCTGATGCCATTACAGCGTGCAGCAAATGATCGCCTATGGTGGGAACAGCCCGGAAGCCAGCGGCGGCAAGGTCGGGGTCACTGGCGGGAGAAGAGCAGTCCCAGCAGCAATATCCAAAGATCGCCGCCACACCGCAGCAAAATAGCATGATTAAACTGCTTAAAATTAACGCTGCATATTTCATATTTTCAACTTTCTATTTGCTCAATCTTCATACCCCATTATCGGCCCGGTTTAGCCCCCGGTCAAGCGTTTTTGAGCAGATTTATTTAGGAGCTTTGGCACACTTTATGCTGCGTAAAATGACCTTGCAAAAACCCCCTTTTTAAGGTATCCTTCATTGAATGGCTACCGCTGTCCCTGACATCGACCCCGATCTTGCCGCCGCTGGTTTTAAGCCTGCTGCCCCCGCGCAAGCCTCCGACATCGACCCCGATCTTGCCGCCGCTGGTTTTAAGCCTGGTGCCGCGCAGGCCCCCGACATCGACCCCGACCTTTCTGCCGCTGGTTTTAAGCCGGGTGCCGCGCAGGCCCCCGACATCGACCCCGATCTTGCCGCCGCTGGCTTCCGGGCTGCCCCCACACAGGCTGACACCGAAAACAGGCTGGCGGAAATGTATGCCATAGAGCAGGCCGAGACCCTCCCTCAGAAAGCTGGTAAAGCCGGACTTGGCTATTTAAGCGAAGCTTGGAACACTGCTAAAAATCTCCCTGCACTGGCAAAAATTATGACACCTGGGGCCGCTGGCGTTGTCTCTGCCGTAGCTCCTGGTGCGTTACCCTCTGATGAATCTGTTTTGCCAAGTATTGCGGAGGCTGCTTATCAACTTCCAACGGGACTTGCCAAAGCTGGTGCTGAGGCGCTTACATACCCACTAACCTCTTCGGTGGCGGCTGCAAATTGGCTTTATGATAAGGCCACAGGAGCGAAGCTCACCCCCGCGCAGAAAGAACAGAAATTTCAAGACTGGAAACTCGATCATGTCAATAAATACCCGACGCCGGGTTACGCGCAGCCTGTGGGTAATTCAATCACAAATGCGCCGCTTACGGCAGGGCTGGGCACTCCTGACCCGGCGCTTGTTAATGCGATTTCCACTGCTTCCATGATGATTCCGTTTGGGGGTGCAGCGGAAGCCGCTACAGGGGGTGCTGCCGCTAATGCTGCGAAGCTTAAAAACACCATGCTTGCAGCGATGGAGAAAGCCGCCCCGGCGGGGGCTGAGGCTATTCCGGGCGCTGCTGCCGCGAAAGCCTCGGTGAATGAGGCGCTTAAAGAAGCCGGGGTGACTGGAACCGTTCCAGCGGCACCCGGAGAAATACCGCCGGTTATACCGCCAACACCGCCGACTATTCCGCCAGTTATACCGCCATCAGTAGCCGGTAAAGCGGCTGCCGCTGGCCCAATTGCCGCTGCTACGGAGACGCTGGGGTCAGCGATCTCCGGCGCGGGCGCTAAAATGACGGCTGCCTCGAAGCCCCTTTCCAAGTTTCTGAACTGGGCGGGAGGAAAAGGGGACGTGGAGAGCGCCGGAGTAGCTCCTTGGATTAAATACTATATCACAAGCCACGTCCCAATTTTAGGCCCTGTTGTGGCTGGTGCAGTGGGCATCGTAAAAGGTTTGGAAAAGGGGGGCGCTCTCGCCGAAGGCTTGGGCGATTTAATGGAGCGTCTCGCCACTGCTGATAGAACCGACCCGGAGGGTATATGGGCAAATGCGGCTGAGAATGCGCCTGCTGGTCATTGGATGAAAGCTTTGGTTAAAAATCCCGCTGTTAAAGTGGTGATTGATTCCGGGACTCTTGGCGCAAATGTTGCTAAAAATGTCGCCATAAGCTCGGCTTTAGGCGCGGGCATCGGCGTTGTTTCCGGGGGAAACGCGCAGGAAATAGGCGAGAGCGCGGGACAAATGGCGATTCTAGGCGTTCCGCATGGAATGATGTCCGCTGGCCAGGCAAAGATTTTTGACGCTAATATAGGCGGAGCCGCAAAAGTTGTTGCTGATCATTTTGCGAATGGGGGGAGTGCGGCCACTTTACGCCTTGTTCCTGCCAGTGATATTCTAACAGCCGCGACTTTAAAAAAAGTTCTTCCCGACCGCACAATTAAATTTGCAACTGACCAGGATGCGGGAAGCGCATTTGCTCCGGGTGGAAAGGCAGTAGGCCAGGCAGGTTGGTATGACAAGGCTAATAAGACACTATGGATTGACCCAACCAAGCGCGCGCCGGGCGGCACACTTATTCACGAAGCATTCCACCCGATTTTTGACGAATTAGTTGCCCAGCATCCCGATATTAAAGCCACACTTGACCAGGCTTTAAAGAGAGACGTCAGCGCGGGGCCAGAGGGTAAAACAATTGACCATTTCAAACTCGATTATGCAAATCGGGTTTCTCACGGCGACCCCTATGCCGCTGCAAATTACATAAAAAGAGAGGATGCTATAGACCCTGATTGGGGATATTCTGAAATGCTTTCTGAGGCGGCTTCACACGCTCTTGATGGCAAAGACCTTTTGCAAGCCATGCAGGGCAAAGATGTCCAGCAATCTGCGACACAAACAGCATTAGCGGGCGTTAAAGGCTGGCTCAGTGACCAGGGAGTTGATCTCACTAAAGTCCATGATAACGGCACAATCTTTCCCGACTTCAAAGGTTCTTTTAATGACCCTAATCTACGGCAGCTTACTTACAGATTGCTTAAAGCGCAACGGGATATGGTGTTTAACAAAGCGCCGGGAGAAGCTCCCGAAGTAAAGTTGACAGCCGCCGATATGGGAGGCCCGAAAGCCCCCTGGTATAATGTGACCGATAAAAACGGGCAGCCAAAAGCAATCAATCCGTGGGGTGAGCGAGTTGTTGATAGGCAGACTGGAAAAGAAAGCATCAAGTTTTATCCGCCTGGCGAGTTGCGGCGCAGAACAAACGCCGAAGAAACCGCATTAGCCAAGTATTTTCCAGATAAAACGCTGGTGACGAAAATGCCTGCTGGATTGATGGAAGACCCGGCTATAACTCCCTGGACAAAGCAGTCTATTAAAACCACTTTTGATTCCATCGCCAGCGGTGAGAAGATTTCTTTCTGGAACCACGGTATAGCGGGGGGTAAGAGTGCTGTTGATCGTCTAAGCTTTGCAAAGCGCGCTTCCCGCGACCTGGGTAATGTGCCTGTTTCTTACCAACGCGCTTGGTCGAGGGGAATTGAGAAAACCAGTAAAGGCAATTTCATAGACCGGATGCAGAGTGAAGAAGCGGAAGATCAATTACTCGCGCAAATGAAGACTAAAGGTGGCCTTGGTTTGTGGGGTGGTGACATGGCGAAGGCTAAAGCCGATCTTGACACACTGAAAAACAATCATGCTGCGGGCTTGCCTGGTGACGCAAACGGCCTTGGAACAGTTAAGAGGGATATTCTCAATAAACTGTTGACAAAGACATTTCGGAGCTTTCGGTTAGACAGGAGAGAAGGCATGACGCCAGAACCATCGGAAGCGAAAGTGGCAAACTGGGAAAAAGTAAAGGCAAATTTCAGTCCAGCCTCAGAAGGCAAACGCAACATCGAATTGACCGGCCCGGATGGTAAGAAATATCCAGCATCGTTTGATGGTGTGCAGGAAACACTTCCTGGAATGCCGCCTTGGCTGCAAATCACGCCCAAAGTTGACTTGCCCGGCGCGACCGCCGCGAATTCCACTACTTACGCGCACTCGCTGGCGAAACTCGGCTACAAAGTCCCGGATGAACTGTGGAAAGAGATACGAAATGAGCCGCTGAAATTTTCTGCCAGTGATGACCCGCACGCAATTAAGAGTGCCGCCGTAAAGGATGAAAAGACTGGCCGCATTTACGAAGGCGCGTCTCACTACTTGGCCCGGATGAAATCTCCGAAGTATTCCGGCGACTTGATTGATGGTTATACGACCAACACGCCCGGTGAGTTTCTCGACCGGGATAAAGCGTTTGCGCGCGCTGTGGAAGCCAAGCAGTATCAGCCGGGCGAGAGCGACCGCGTGCCGAATAGCGCCGTCCTTGCCGCCGCTGGTTTTAAGCCCGGCACCACCTACGGCCTGACATCCGAGCGGTTCAACGAGCAGAACCCGAATAGGCCCCCAGTCGCACCGGTCAAGGAGGCTGTTCCTCCGGCTGGTTTGCAGTCCGCAATCAAGTGGAAAGGAAAGATTTACACGTCGGAGCAGTTGGATAAAATGCCCGGTGCTACTGAATTCGACAAGCTGCGAAATAAGGGCGTCTTGAGCCTGGACGATTGGGTCGATGTGGATGAAGACCACCCGGAGAAGCCTTCCGGCTATCCCATCCAGTATGGATATGTCAATAAGAAAGGCGTTTGGACTAAGCCGCCGAAAGAAGGAGGGACTTACTCCCCAGCAGCCGACGAAAGCGAAAACAAGGAAACTCTCCGCTATCCGATGGAAATGGCCCCCGGTAAGGCCAGCGGCAAATTGCCCGGCCTGCAATCGGCACCCTACGACACAAAGCTGGCTTATCAACAGGACATGCTAAAGGCGATGCAGCCCCTTTTTGATCATTTCAAAGTCAAGCCGGGCGAGATCATAAAAGGCACCTATAAAAACAGCGCGGGTGAGACCGAGCACAATCCAGTCACTAATGTCGATCTTCCTGCCGCTGACGCCAAGCTCTTTGGGCTGCTCCACGGCCATTTTGCCGACCAGGAGGCCGTAGCGGCGGGATTCAAGGAAACCAGCCCCGGTAACTTTGAGCCGGAGAGTCCGCACAGCTTCTATGAAACAGGACACGAGGGCACCCCGTTTGCGGACAAGATCAAAGCCCTAGGCCCAGAGGCCCAGGCCGTGCTCGATAAATTGCAGCCGGAAATCGGGCCTGCGGTCGAGGCTGTCAACGCTAAATGGGACAAGAAACTTGGACTACAAGCCGGGCAGTTCTCTGCGGCTGCCGAGGAAGAGAAAGAGCCGACTTTCTACAGTCAATTAGGGCGGGTCGTGGACGCCAAATTCTCCGGCGAAAAGATGCCCGCAGCGCAGTTGTCCGCAATCCTCCGCAATCCCAGCAATGGTGTCAAGTCCGATGAATTGAAGTGGAGCGGCCTGGACGACTTTTTGAAAGGCAAGCAGCGCGTCACCAAAGCCGAAGTCCAGGAGTATCTCAAGCAGAATGATCTTACTCCACAAGAGACCGTTAAAACTGCCCCTGACCAAAATACAGAGTGGTATCCTGATGACGAAGAAAATCCTACAGAGTGGATTTTAGTAAATTCAAAGACGGGAGAAGAAGTAGCTGACGGCGGTATCCGCATAAGAAAAGAAACAAACTTAGGAACTGGAAAAAGTCAATATAGGCTCTATGTAGGGTATAGCGCAGGAGCTAAAGCTCGTTTTGAGACTTTAGATTTTGCAAAAGAGAGCGGTCTTGAATACTATAAGCCTTCTCAAAATGGGGGTGAAACGTCATTTGGAAGATACGTGCTTGAAGGCCAAAAAACCAATTACCGCGAGATTCTGTTTCACGCGCCGGAGCAGGTGACTAGGCCCGAAGACTTGGAGCACGAGCACTGGGGCGAAGAAAGCACGGGTGTCATCGCCCATGCGCGCGTGGATGACCGCACCGATACAGCGGGAAAGACTGGCCTCTTTGCCGAGGAAATACAATCTGATTGGCACCAGCAGGGTAAGAAATACGGATACCTAACAGGGAATGAAGAAAAGGGAATTACGGAAAACCAACTTGCTGCCCTACAGGAAAATTATAATGGTGAGATTAAAAATCTCATAAAGGAAGGTATTCAACCTAAAATCGGCACCAACTCAGAAGGCCAGTATTCTACCATAAACTTCGTGGCGCGGGATGGAAAAGAGACTGTGGCAGCTACGTTTGCAACTCCTACAGGTTTACACTCTGAGTTTGGCTTGGACGGTAAATTCGAGATCAAAGACCCGGCAGTCAAGCCTCTGGTCGATGCCTTTGTAAAATATCGGCAGCAAACCGAAGAGTTTAGGCAGGCCGAAGAAGCCAGAAAAGCCAGTAAAGAAACTTTGAAAGTCCCCGAAGCTCCATTCAAGCACACTTGGCAGGAGACCGTCTTTCGCCGCCTTGTGCAAATGGCAGCCGAGGAAGGCAAGGATTGGATTGGTTGGACAACTGGAAAACAGCAGGCTGACCGCTATAGTTTGGAGAAACATGTAACTGCATTGCAATATAATGAGACTACTGGAAATTTAAGTGCTCACAAGATAGGAGGTGTAGTGGATTGGATTCCTGTAGCTGACGGTGTAACGCCGGAAAAGCTTGAAAATTACGTAGGTAAAGAAGTTGCTCAAAAGCTCCTGGCGAGCAAACCGGATAAAAATCTCACTGATTTACACACTCTTAGTGGTGTTGATTTGAAGGTGGGCGGCGAGGGTATGTCCGGGTTCTACGACAAAATCATGGTGGACTACGCCAATAAGTTTGGAAAGAAATTCGGGGCGCGCGTCACTGAGGGCACTCTTGGTAACATTCCATCAGATGAGGGTTATGATGACCCTTCAAAGCCAATGAGGTCAATTCAAATTCATACGCTTCCAATCACACCGGAAATGAAGGCCAGCGTCTCGCAGGGTGTGGCACTTTTCTCGCCCGCTGCCTTGGAGAAGACCGGAGCCGACATCGCCTCTGGAAAGCCGGTCTCACTGGCCGATAAGGAGCCAGGTCAACCTATTGCCATTGGCACGTTCTCACCGCCTGCCATGAGCGGAAAAGAGTGGGAAGCTCTCAACGGAAAGAAGATGCTGTTTGTTATGGCCGACCAGCAGGCTTCTGGCGGAAACTACAAAACCGCGAGCGGCAGGGAAACCGCTGTGCCGATGATGGGAGGCCCTGGTTATCCTAATATGCCGGAAACCCAGGGCAAAGCCGGATGGGCCTTGACCCCTAATCACCTGACCCGCATCACAAATGCTTTAAAAAATGTGGACTACATCGCGGTCGTGGCCGGAAGCCCGGATATGTCCTCAGGCTCGATCTCTTTTGCACGGGCCTATTTGGAAGAGTTGGAAGATGCTTTGAAAGCAAAATCGGTCAAGCCCGGCAATTTAAACAGGCTGGCGCGCGAAGCCGGGCGCAAAGTTAAAGACCAAGGCAATGCTTTCCAAATGAATCTTCCAGGAATGGATTTCACTCGTGTCAAGAATTTTGATGATCTGAAAAACTTGGTGCTTTCATCGGCAAAAAATGAAGCGGGCACGGGCGGCGCGCAAGGATTGCCTTTTTGGACTCGTTCTGAGATTTGGAAATATATCGGCTCCGCAACCAACAGCAAAAAGTTTGGCGTGCCTCCTTATGAGGAAGTCCGGGACAGGTTTAATGAGCCGAATGCCGCCCAACAGCAGGGTCAAATCGTCCAGATTATACAAGTCAATAAAAATAAGCCGCTGGGGACAGCGGAAGAGCACGGTGTCCCGGAGCATCCAAGCTATTCTATTGTCATTCCGGGAACCGGCCTCGGTGCTCCCGCCAAGCCCCTGGCGATGGAGCAGGCTTTGAAACCGTGGTTTAGATCGCGGGAGATAGCGGCCAAAGGTGGCACCAAGGCGTATAAGGTAATGCAGCACATGCCCCAGACCACGATAAACCCCAGGCTGTTTAAAGGGCCTCCCCCCAAAGCTCCAAAGGCTGCCAAGGCCCCCGGCGAAGCTCCTACGCCGGGCCAGCTTGCTCTCTTCCCAGGCAAAGCATAGTCCATGCCAACCTGCCCGAAAGGGCTGAAATAAATCCAGATTCTTTTTCTGAAAATCCCTTGACCTTTTCTGTGGGCTGCCGTAAGCTTATCACAGAAGAGGCAAGCCCCAGTAAGGCGGGTCTCAAGAAAGAAAACATATGGCACATCAGATTGAATATAATGACAAGCAACAGGGCACCACGCAAGCGTGGCACGGTCTCACCGAAGTCCGCGACTCGATCACGCTGGACGATAACTGGCTGACGCAATGGGACTACGTTCCGGTCATTCTGCAAAAGAACGGGCAGGATTCCAAGTATCGCGTGCTCGAATGCACGGACAAGCCCGGCCTGGAAGTCGGCACGGCCTATAATTCCGAGACCTTCCGCCCGATCAACAATGTGGAGTTTCTCGGCCTTATCCGCGACAGCATCAACGGCAGCGGGCATAAAATCGTCTCAGTTGGCTCAGTCCGCAACCGGGGCCGCGTGTTCGTCTCCATCGAGTTTAGCGGCAATAATCCGGGCAGTTTCAAAGCAGCCGGGCGCGACTTCAAAGCCTTTTTGAACTTCGGGCACGGCAACGACAAGTCGAGCGTCCTGTGGGTCAATACGAGCAACACCTGCACGGTTTGTGACAATACCTTCTCCATGAATCTCTTCTCGGTCGAAAACGCGCGGAGAAGCCGTGAGGGCGATCACCAGGTGTCCCTCCGGCAACGGCACACCCCGAAGGCGATCTTCCGGTTCCCCAATATCGCCGGGCTGGTGAGTAAAGCAATCGGTGCCCAGGTTCAGTTTGCAGAGGCATTCGACAAATTTGACAAGGTTGCTGTCTCCACCCAGGAGGCCCGCGAGATTTTCGCCGGGCTTATCAGCCGTCCTGTTACGCCCGTCGAGCTTAAAGAGGGTCTCTCCACCCGCGCGGTCAATAAGACTGATCGCCTCGTCGAGTTGTTCCTGCATGGCGCTGGCAATCGCGGTGAGACCCTGGCCGATGCGGTCAGCGCGGTAACGGATTACTACACACACGAGAGCGTGCGGAGCGGAGATAAATTCCGCCAGTTCGCATCCTCGGAGTTTGAAACAGGCGCTTCGGTCAAGTCGGAATTCTTCGCCCTGGCGCAGAAACCCCTGGAACTGGAAGCCGTGCGGAGCACCGGCGCTGCCTTACTCACCGCCACAATGTAAACCATCCTACCGGGGAGGCAGCGCGTGTTTTTCGCTCCCGATGCTCAGAAAAGCACGCCCCTCCCCAAACTTTTTAACCTTATGAAAATACAAATTAAATCAGTTACAGGAAAAGTTCTAATTGACGGCAACTTTAAATCACTTGAGGCAGCCCTCCACCAAAAAATTAAGTCCAGGGCCAATCTGACCGGGGCCAATCTGTCCGGGGCCAATCTGACCGGGGCCACTCTGACCGGGGCCAATCTGTCCGGGGCCAATCTGTATGGGGCCTATCTATCCGGGGCCGATCTGTCCGGGGCCAGTCTATCCTTTGCCAATCTGCCCTCGTCCAATCTGTCCGGGGCCTATCTGTCCGGGGCCAATCTGTCCGGGGCCTATCTGTCCGGGGCCAATCTGCCCTCGTCCAATCTGTCCGGGGCCTATCTGTCCGGGGCCGATCTGTATGGGGCCAATCTGACCGGGGCCAATCTGTATGGGGCCAATCTTACCGGGGCCACTCTGTCCTTTGCCAAGCTGTCCAGGGCCTGCCTGTCCATGGCTATTTTGTCCGAGGCCGATTTGTCCGGGGCCGATCTGTATGGGGCCAATCTGACCGGGGCCAATCTGTCCGGGGCCAATCTGCCCTCGTCCAATCTGTCCGGGGCCGATCTGTATGGGGCCAATCTGACCGGGGCCAATCTGCCCTCGTCCAATCTGTCCGGGGCCTATCTGTCCGGGGCCTATCTGTCCGGGGCCAATCTGACCGGGGCCGATCTGTATGGGGCCGATCTGTCCGGGGCCAATCTGTCCGGGGCCGATCTGT